TAAACAAATCATCTGGCAATGGTTGTGTGATGAGATGCGCCTCAGACGCTGGATCAAAAAGATAAACGAAAGCGATTTAACTATAACACTGGTAAATTGTAGCACAGTAAGTATACGCAGTGCTGATAATCCTGACAGTATGCGTGGTGTAAGTTTGGACTTGGCAATATTAGATGAGGCGGCATACATGAATCCAGAAACCTGGACACATGTAATCAGACCAACACTGAGTGACCGTAAGGGCAAAGCGTTGTTTATTAGCACACCAAATGGTGTGGGTGATTGGTTTCATGACTTGTGGGTACGCAGTCATAATTTAGATGATTATGCGGCATACCAGTTTCGAACTATTGATGGTGGACAAGTAACACCAGAAGAAGTAGAAGCGGCCAGAGCAGAACTGGATCTAAGAACCTACCGCCAAGAATATGAGGCAACATTTGAGACAAGTGGTAACACAGTGTATCATGCGTTTGAGATGAGTAATGTACAAAAGTGGACCGAGGCAGTACCACATACACTACACATTGGCATTGACTTTAACATTGATCCAGTTACAAGTATCATATGTGCTAAAACTGCTGATGGGTTACACATTATAGATGAGATCATTATTCCAGTAAGTAACACACAGGAACTGGCACAAACAATACAGGAAAAATATGGCAGTCATCAACTTATAGCATATCCTGATCCAGCAGGACGCCAGAGAAGAACAAGTGCTGGTGGTAAAACAGATATGATTATCCTGGAAGAACATGGTATGAGATGTAGGGCACCAAGAGCGCATCCACCAGTCAAGGACAGAATAAACAGTGTAAATAGACTACTATGTGATGCCAGTGGCACTAGAAGATTGTTTGTAGATCCAGCGTGTCGTAAAAGTATCGAGATGTTCCAGAAGTTACAGTATAAACCTGGAACCAGTTTGCCTGACAAGGATAGCGGATATGATCACACTGCTGATGCTATTGGTTATGCGGTACACTTCATGTATCCGATTAGACGCCCTGCGCCAGAGATTAAAGTGGCGGAAGTGTTTAGGCACATGTAATGATAAAAGAAAGTAAAACATTTAGCAGACTACCCACTGGAGAATTTAAGTGTCAGATTCGTGTAAGTGATGATAACTGGCAGTTACACACCAGAGGTGTGGGCGAGGATCAAACTGAAGCATTTAGAAATGCTTTAATAGAGTTATTACTTTTAACTACACTTAATGTCAAGAAATATTGGCATAAATAAAGTTGATTACTGTAAAGTAAGGTCCTGTTGGACTATCCGTAGTACGGAGTATTAACCATCAAAAGGATAAGAAATGAAATCACTTGAACAACTACAAAGTGTTCATCGTCATTATACTGATCATGCTTTTAAAGCAGATTACCTATATAGAAGTTATGTAGGCGGACAAGAGTATAGAGATGGTGAGTACTTAACCCGTTATTATGGTGAGGATAACGATAGTCAGCAGAACTTATACTTGAAGCGACTAAATTCAACACCACTAAACAATTATGTAAAAACTACAGTAGACATTTACCGTAGTTTCCTATTCAGAGAATACCCAATCAGAACATTGGGAACACTAAACACAAACCCATTAGTATCACAATGGATGCGGGACATAGACCAGGAAGGTCAGGGTATTGATAGTTTCATGAAAACTGTTAATGACATGGCCATGGTTATGGGAAATGTCTTCGTTGCTGTTGATAAACCTGCCTACAGAGTTGAAACTCAGGCACAGGAAATTGCTATGGGTATTAGACCCTATGCCACTGTGTACACACCAGGTAATGTATTAGACTGGAACTATCACAGACAACTAAACGGCAAGCGTGTATTGGATTATATTAAAGTTATAGAGAGTAACAGCAGAACACATGCTCATATTACCGAATGGTATCCAGATGCTATCTATAGATATGTCGTTGTTAAAGATGACACTGGACAAATGGACAACATTCAAAACTATGAAGAGTATGACAACCCACTGGGTTATGTTCCTTTTGTAAACTACGCACCTATCCCAAGTCCAGTTAAAGGACTAGGATACAGTCTTGTAGAAGATGTTGCGGACCTACAAAAGTTTATCTACAACCTCTATAGCGAAGCAGAACAGGCGGTGCGTATTAACGGACACCCGACATTGGTAAAGACTGCGGCAACAAATGCGACGGCAGGTGCTGGGTCAATTATAACCATGCCGGAGGATTTAGATCCAGGACTTACGCCCTTCTTGCTACAACCAACTGGAACCACTATCCAGAGTATTCTTGACACAATCGAGAAAACAGTTGAAGCAATCCAGCGCACAACGCATACAAGTGCCGTACAAGGTACAAAGGGTTCACCAATGAGTGGAGTGGCATTACAAACTGAACGCCAGTTATTGAATGCTAAGTTGAGTGACATCGCCGACTCACTTGAGGAAACAGAATACAAGATTTGGCGTATCTGGAGTGATTGGAGTGGTATCCAGTTACCAGTAGACTTTGCTATCGATTATGTAGATACATTTGATATCAGAGATACGCACAGTGAAATGGAATTATATCGCAAGGCGGCAGAGATTGTGCCACACGATGTATTCCAAGAGTACATCCATAAGGATGTGGTCGACCTGATGGTTGAGGATCCTGTAGAAGCACAGAGCATCAAAGATACCATCAGTCAGGAGCATCAAACTGGTGCTATAAATAATTCTATAACAGAGTAAAAAAGGAATCAGACATGACTGAAAACATGGTAGAGACTCAGGAAACCGTTACTGATGCGGTTTCACAAGAGGAAAACACAAATCAGGAAAAAGTCTTCACCCAAGAACAGGTGAATGAAATTGTTGCTAAACGAATTAGTCAGGTTAATAAACGCTTTGCGGATATTGATGTAGACGAATATCGTGAACTAAAAACTCTTCGCCAACAGCAAGAAGAAGAACAAATGATCAATCGTCAGGAGTTCGAAAAACTGTTAAAGCAGACACGGGCCAAGGCAGATGAAGAGGTTACTACACTGAGAAGTGAACTGGAAAAGATTAAAGTTGATGGTGCTTTAATCAACGCCGCGTCAAAAGCGGGAAGCGTAAACCCAGAGCATATTGCTCAGTTACTTAAAAAACATATTAGACTGGACAGTAATGGTTCAGTCAGTGTTGTGGATAGCGAAGGTAACATTCGTTATAATGATTCAGCAGATCCTATGAGTGTTGATGATTTAACCGAAGAGTTCCTTAATGCTAACACTTATTACCGCGTAGCGGGGCCAAGTGGCAGTGGTTCACAAAGCAACACAGAACCGTCCAGAGCAGAAGCGATGGACTTAAATTCATTGGACTTAACCCGTGCCGACCATAGAGCAATCTATAAAAAGTGGAAGGACGAAGGTAAAGTCTAAACCTTATTGAGAGGAAATAAAAATGGCATATAATAGCGCATTTGATCTTGCTTCAATGGTAGTACCTTTGAAAGCAGCAACCGTGTACTCAGCACACGAAACAAGTCAGTTCCTTGGTGGTGAAATCATTCCTGTAGTGAATATCCCAGCAGGTTCTGCTAGTCTTCAGGTCCCACTATTGGGTTCTGTCGCCGCTACTAAAATTAGCGCAGAAGGCGTCACAGATGATGTCGCAGTAACAGCAGTAGGTGATACAAGCGTATCTATTCCTGCTGTAATTTACGCCGCTCGTACAGTCCTTCGTGACTTGGGCGCAATCGATCCACAAGAAGTTGGTCGTGTACTAGGTAACAGTGTTTCAAACAAGTTTGACACAGATGTTGCCGCTCAACTAGAAAGTGCTTCAATCACTCAGAATGTTGACACTGCTGGTACAGTTACACTTGACTTTGTTCACGAAGCAGTTGAAGAAATCCGTACAAATGGCGAAATGGGTCCACTATTTGGTGTTCTTTCTCCAAGCATGGCAACTAACCTACTCAAGAGTATTGGTAGTGCCGCATACGCTGGTTCAAACTTCCAGGGCAACGCTCTTCAGAACGCTGACCTAGGTGTTGTTGCTGGTGTACGCTTCATCGTATCAAGTTACATGAGTGCTAACAGTGGTACAATCTTTGCTCCAGACGCATTCCGTATTGGTATGTTCAAGAACATCGATATCGAAATTGCTCGTAGAGCAGAAGCAGTTGGTAACGATCTTGTTGCTAACCTACATGCTGGTGTTGGCCTAGTTGACGCAACTCGTGCTTGTCGCTTATACGACGCACCATAATGGTTAAAAGGGAGATTAGACGATGGCAAATTACGCAACAAACAGTGATTTAACAACTTTATTACCAAGTATCTTCAATCATGGTGAAACTGACTTCACTGACGAACTTACAGAAGCAACTGCTGATGTTAAGAGAGACATTGAAGTAGAATGGTTAAAGCGTGGGTTTAGAAAAGGTGATGGTAATACAAGATTTGATGCCACTCTGCTCACTGACGCTCAGTGGAAAAGGGCAACAATGTATAAAGCACTCGCTGATTACATAATGCCGCGTCTATCTCCATTCCGTGATGAAGATAGTTTTCAATTACAAATGAAACACTATAAAACTCGATATGCTGAAGAAATGGCCGCAGAGTTTGGTCGAGGAATCCAGTATGATACTGATAATGACAGTACTATTACGGATGACGAATACTTTGAGGCACATCAGGATAGGTTGTATAGATAATGAGTAAAAGAGAAGATATCGTTGCTGAAATTGTTACCCAAGTTGGTAACGCTACTGGTGTTCAAACGGTTACAAGAGAACCTAAAGCACTTGAAGAACTGGCAGTTCCAAGTTTTCCACATGTGCTTGTAGAGACAGCGAATGAAGTTCGCACTCACGCAAGCATTGGTGGTACACCGCGTAGAGTAAGTGATTTAGATGTGCTTCTTAACATCAATGTATATGGTGCTAACCGAGATCAATCTCGAAACACCATCATTGATGCTATTGAAACACAACTAGACTTAGACCCTACGCTTAATGGTAATTGTTTTGATTGTCAAGTAACTGAGGTAAGTATCCGTGAGATTGCTGAGAGCGCACCATATGGGCAAGCAGTTATGGTACTCACGGTAAGGTACTTCTATGAACGAGGTACTCCATAATTAATAAAGTGACAGTAGTCACGCCATTATCCTAGGAGAATAAACATGGCAGAACAAAAAGGTATTGACGGTGTAGTTAAAATCGATGTCACTGGTGGTACTCCTGCTATTATCTTAAATGTTACTACTTTCTCACTTGAAGAAACTAGTGAAACTCTTGATGTTACATCAATGAGCTCAACTGGTAACGCTCGTGAGATCCTACCAACATTTACGGCATTCAGCGGTACACTAGATGGTTATTGGGACAACACCGATGCGAAATTGAACCACAGTTCAGGCGCAGAACCTGTTATCCAAGCAGGTACAACTATCGACTTCGAACTCTATCCAGAGGGCGAAGGTACTGGTAACTTGTACTATAATGGTACTGCTATCATAACAAGCGTTTCAAGAAGCGCAAGTTTCGATGGTGCTGTTGAATACAGCATTGCTTTTGAAGGCACAGGACCACTAAGTTATAGTGAAGATACCTAATAAGTAACGGGTTAGTCGATGGCAACATTCAGTAATTACAAAGATGTGGTTAAACACATTCAAGGTAGCATTGTAGTTGCCGTCGACAACTTACTTGAAGATATCAAAGATGATATCAAAGAGCTCACACCAGTTAGAACTGGTAGAGCGCAAAAAGGATGGAGATATACGCCAAAATACAAGGCATACTATACTGGTAAAATTATCGGTAACAGTGTTCCTTATATCATAGCACTCGATCGAGGTAGTAGTAGACAAAACCGTCGAGGAATCGTACAACCCGCCATAGACAAAAATATTAATAAGAGGAAAAGAATATGACAAAGGCAATTGACAGAGCAACCGCACATTTTAAAGAAATTATGAGCAGTGACCTTAAAGGCCCGATTACGGTCCCTGAATGGGATCTGGATGTTTACTGGCATCCTACAAGTACACTTACAGAAGAGAGTGTAGTTATTGAATTACAACAGCAGGGTAAAAGTACCGAAGCGATAGTAGTAACACTTATCAACAAAGCAAAAGACAAAGACGGTAATAAACTGTTTGAACTCACTGACAAAACTAGATTGATGAGATCTGCTGAT